CGCCGCTGAGGAATAAGCACCATGCCCCGCCTGATTCGCAAAACCGCCATCCTGGCCAAGACCGAGACCACGTACGGCACCGACAGCGTGCCCACCGGCGCGGCCAACGCCATGCTGGTGAGCAACTGCACCTTCAACCTGGCGTACAACAACGTCGAGCGCAACTTCATCCGCCCCTTCTTCGGCGGCAGCGGCCAGCTCGCCGGCACGCGCTTTGTGGAGATCAACTTCGAGATCGAGCTCGCCAACAGCGGCACCGCCGGCACCGCGCCCGCCTGGGCGCCCGTGCTGCGCGCCTGCGGCATGGCCGAAAGCGTGCTGGCCACGCCCGCCCGCGTGGAATACACGCCCGTCTCGGCCAGCTTCAGCAGCGTCACCATCTACTACCACCTGGACGGCGTGCGCCGCGTGGCCCTGGGCTGCATGGGCAACGTGGAAATCATGCTGAACGAAGGCGCCGCGCCCATGCTGCGCTTCAGCATGGTGGGCCTGGACGGTGGCCGCACCGCCACGGCAGACCCCACGGTCACGCTCACCGCCTTCCGCGCACCGCAGGTGGTCAGCGATGTCAACACCGGCGACATCAACCTGGGATGCACCTACAGCGCCGGCGCGCTGGCCAGCGGCACCGTGTTCCCCAGCCGCGGCTTGAGCATCAACCTGCAGAACACCGTCAGCCGCAAGGCCCTGCTGGGCGGCCAGGCCGTGCAGATTTCTGACCGCAACGTGCAGGGCAGCATGCAGCTGGACCTCACCGCCGCGCAGGAGGTGACTTTCCTGTCGGACATCAACGCCAACACCAACACCAGCCTGGGCTTCACGCACAGCACCGGTGCCGGCGTCGGCATCGTCCTGCACGCGCCCCAGGTGCAGCGGATTGACCCCACCGATCAAGAGTACGAAGGCGACGTGCACATCGGCCAGAGCCTGCGCTTCACCCCCACCACCGCCGGCAATGACGAGCTGCGGCTCGTGTGCCTGTAAACCGGGGGCGCGCGCATGGCATTCCGCCTGGTCATCTCCGACACCATCACCGTGCCCGTGGCCGGCCGCCTGCCCGATGCGGGCGGCCGCATGCTGCCCTTCGGCTTCACGCTCATCTGCAAGCGCCTGCCGGCTGACCAGCTCAAGGCCGAAGTGGAAAGCGACGAGCGCACCGTGCCCGAGTTCCTCACCGGCGTGGTGCAGGACTGGACCGGCGTGCAAGACGACGCCGGCGCCGAGCTGGCCTTCCACCCCACGGCCTTGGCCGCGCTGCTCAACATCGTGGGCATGAGCGGGCTGATCTTCAAAGCCTACATCGAGGCCTGCGGCGTCAAGGGCAAGGAAAAAAACTGAGGGAGGCGGCGCGCCTGCTTGCCCGTGGTGAGCTGGTCCGAGGAAACGATGACGACGCGCCGCCCGAATCCGATGACGAAGACCCCGCCAACGCTGACGACGAAACCGCCGCGGCGCTGGCCGCCTTCGGCCTTGTGGCCGTGGATCAAGCGTCAACGCGCCGGCAGCAGATGTTCTTCCTCTGGCCCGAGCACGAGCAAGTGCTGTCCGTCTTCCATGCCTGCCGCACGCAGTGGCGCGTGGGCTTTGACGCCCCCACGGGCCTGGACTACGCCGGCGTGGAAAGCCTCATCCGCATGCGCCGCCTGGTGCAGCGCCCGCGCTTGCCCGAAGTGCTGGCCGAGCTGCAGATCCTTGAAGACGAAACCCTTGCGGAATGGCGCCGCCAGCGCCAGGCCAAGGAACGGAGCGCCCGATAGGGCGGTGCGCGCATGAGCGGCAGCGAAATCGGCATCAAGATCGGCCTCACGGGCGCTGAGGCCGTGCAGTCTCAGCTTGCCAAGGTCGAGCAGGCCATGGGCGGGGTAGACGCGCAGACCGTGCGCGTGGCCGATGCCTTCCAGCAGCTTGGTGGCAGCACGGCCGGCATTGGCAACGTCAGCCAGGCCATGGCGCAATACACCCAGCAGACCCGCGACGCCCGCGTGGAAGCCAACCTGCTGCGCCAGGCCAACCGCCAGCTTGCCGTGCAGATGACCGATGTGGTCACCAGCCTGGCCAGCGGCATGCCGGCCTGGATGGTCTTCATCCAGCAGGGCGGCCAGATCAAGGATTCCTACGGCGGCATCGGCCAGGCCATCCAGGGCGTTACCGGCTACCTGCGCACGCTCATCAACCCGCTCACGCTGGCCGGCACTGCATTCGCTGCGGTGGGCGCCGCCGCCTTCATGGGCTCGCGTGAGATGGACGCCTATGTCAAGGCCCTCACGCTCAGCGGCAACGCTGCGGGCACCACGGCCGGGGCGCTGGACCAGATGGCTGCGCGCCTTGACAGCGTGGCCGGCACCCAAAGCAAGGCCGCCGAGGTGCTGGCCCAGCTTGCTGAAAGCGGCAACATCACCGCTGCATCGCTGGAGCGTGTGGCCCTGGCCGCCATCCAGCTTGAGCGCGCGGGCGGCCCCGCTGTGCAAGAAACGGCCAAGCAGTTCGCCGCCCTGGCCAAAGACCCCCTGGCAGCATCCATCAAGCTCAACGAGAGCACGCGCTTCCTGACGCTGAGCGTTTACGAGCAGGTCAAGGCCCTGGAATCGCAAGGCCGCAGCGCGGAGGCCGCCACCACCGCCATGGAGGCTTATGCCAAGGTGGTTGAGCAGCGCACCCAGGTGCTGGAAGACCAGCTCGGGTACATCGAGAAGGGCTGGCGTGCCGTGAAAGACGGCGCCAAGGAAGCCTGGGATGCCATGCTGGGCCTGGGCCGGCAAGACAGCCTGGAAAAGCAGCTTCAGACCGTGCGCGACCAGCTCGCCCAGCGCACGTCCGCGCAGGACACGGCGCGCAGCGACAACAAGGCCCGCTACCAACCCGCCATCGACGCCCTGCGCCTGCAAGAAGCCTTCCTGCAAGAGCAACTGCGCCTGCAAGCCCGCGGCATCACGCTGGACGCTGAGCGCGCCGCCATGGTGAAGGCCCGCGCCGAGTGGGACAAGAAGGGCAGCCAGTACCTCAGTGACCAGCAGAAGATGCAGAAGGAGATCACTGAGGCCCAGCGCTTGGGCCTGGAGGGCAAGATCGCCCAGGCCGAGGTAGAGCGCCGCATTGCCGCCATCCGCGCCTCATACGCCGGCAAGGGTGGCACCGAGGGCCTGAGCGACGAAGCCAAAGCCACGGGCGAAGCCGTCAAGGTGCGTGAGAAGTACCTGGAAACCTTGAGCCTGAGCGCCGAAAAGATGGTCAAGGAAAACCAGACCATGGCCGAGCAGGTGGCCCAGATGGTGCTGGGCAAGCAGGCCTTCCAAGACATCATCAGCGCCCGCGAAGAAGAGCAGGCCGTGCTGCTGGAAACCCAGGCCATCCGCGCGATGGACCGCAACCTGGACGCCAAAGAGTACGACTCCCTCAAGGCCCAGGCCGCCGCCATCCGTGAGCGCATCAGCGTGCGCCAGGCCCTGGCCACGGCCACCGTGGAAGCCGCAGACCGCGAGATCATGGCCCGCCGCGGCGCCCTTAAAGACCAGGACGCGCAGGAGATCATCGACACCCAGCGGCTCAAGACCTCGCAGGGCCTCATCGACGCCATCGAGCGCGAAACCGCGATGCTGCAGATGAGCAACGTCGAGCGCGAGGTCACCATCGCCCTGCTGGCGGCAGAAGCCCGCGGCATCAAGGCCGGCACCTACGAATACGACGAATACGCCAAGAGCGTGCGCGCAGCCATCGTCAACCGCGAAACCGTGCGCGACAGCATCGAGCAAACCCGCAAGATCGAAGACGAGTGGCGCCGCACCACCGACCAGATCGGCCAATCCCTGAGCGACGCCCTGATGCAGGGCGGGAAGTCGGCCTGGGAATACATCAAGGGCTTGTTTCGCAGCATGGTGTTCACGCCGGTCATCAGGGCCATCGTGCGGCCGGTGGCCGGGGCCTTCGCGGGTGCGTTTGGTTTGCCTGGTGCGGCATCGGCGGCAACCGCAATGGGCGGCGCTGGTGGTGGGCTTGGGGGGCTGTTGTCCTCGGGCATGAGCCTGCTGAACGGCTCGACCATCGGCTCAGCCTTCGGCAACGCCGGCGCCTTTGGTGCCGATGCCCTTGGCAACTGGCTGGTAAACAACACCACCGGCTCGCTGAACAGCCTGGGCGGCTCACTGATGGGCAACGCCGGCATGCTGGGAAACATGGCGGGCATGGCCGGCAACGCCTTCGCCGGCTACGGCATCAGCAAGGCCCTGTCAGGCGGCTACAGCGCAGGCGGCGCCGTCAACACCATCGCGGGCCTCGCCAGCGCCATCCCCGGCATCGGGCCCATCGCGGGCGTGGTGGGCGGCCTGGTCAACCGCGCCTTCGGCATGAAAGCCAAGGAGATGCGCGACAGCGGCATCGTCGGCTCCCTCAGCGGGGGCGCGGCCACGGGTCAGCAGTTCCAAGACTGGTTCCAGAAGGGCGGCTGGTTCCGCTCGAACAAGTCAGGCACCAACTTCAGCGCCCTGGGCGACGACACATCCGCCGCCCTGAACGCCGGCGCCCTGAGCGTGCTGGACAGCACCCGCGCCTGGGCACAGGCCCTGAAGCTGCCGGGCGATGCGCTCAGCAGCGTGACCACGCAGTTCAAGGTCAAGCTGACGGGCGACGCCACCAAAGACCAGGCCGAGATCCAGGCCCTGTTCACCCGCTACGCCGCAGACCTGGCCACCACCTTCCAGGGCCAGCTTGCGCCGTTCCAGCGGGCCGGGGAAGCCATCTCTGACACCCTGCAACGCCTGGCCGGCCTGCAGAAGTTCTCAGAGGCCATCAACGAGTTCGGCGGCGTGTTCAGCCGCGTGGCCAACCTGAGCGTGGATGCGCGTGAGCAGCTGCTGGGCTTCGCGGGCGGCATGGAAGCGTTTGTGGCCAAAACGCAAAGCTTCGCGCAGAACTACTACGAAGAGGCCGAGCTGGCCGGCATCCAGGCGCGCCAGGTGCGTGACCAGCTCGCCGGCATGGGCATCAACGCCCAGATCTTCAGCCGTGCCGACTTCCGCCGCCTGGTGGAAGGCACCGATGTCAGCAACGAGCAAGGCCGCCAGCGTCTGTCGCAACTGCTGACCCTGGGCGAAGCCTTCGCGCCGGTGGGCCGCTTCCTGGAAAGCAACGGCGGCAGCCTGAACACCCTGGCCAACATGGCGCCCACCACGGGCGTGGTGCAGCAGCTTCTGGGCGGCAACAGCATGGCCGGCCTGTCATCGCTGACAGACGCCACCACCGCCGGCACCAATGCCACCGTCAGCACGCTGGAGCGCCTGATCTCCCGCGTCGGCGAGCTGGAAACCGCGCTGGTGAAGGCGCTGGACAAGAGCGGGCGGGCCGTGGCGGATTCGGTGTATTACGACCCGGGGTGGTCGACGAACGGCGGCGGTGGCGGCGGGGTCAACTGACATGCCCATCTCTGACGCCCAATACACCGCCTGGCTGCGCGCCGACAACCAGCGCCGCGTGGTGCTGGTGGAGGCCGAAGCCTACAGCGCTGGCGCCGTGGTCACGCGCTACATGAGCACCCACGGCTTCGTCAGCGCCCCGGCCGATTCGCCCGCCAGCACCGGCTACGACGACATCGTGCTGGACGTGCCGTGGGTGCGCAGCCAGATGGCCGAGGCCTTCCGCGGCCGCAGCCTCATCGGCTACGGCGACATCGACATCGACAACAGCAGCGGCGTGCGCGACGCCTGGCTGACCGATGCGTGGGACGGCCGGCCCGTGCGCCTGTACCTGGGTGACCCCACCTGGCCCAAGAGTGACTTCCGCCTGGTGTTCAGCGGCGCCATTGACGACATCCAGGCCCGCGACAGCGCCACGCTCACCCTGCGCATGCGTGACCGTCAGCACCTGCTGACCGTGCCGGCCTGCACCACGCTCATCGGCGGCACAGACACCAACAAAGACCGCCGCCGCCCCGTGTGCTACGGCGAGTGCAAGAACGTCGCCCCCATGCTCATTGACGCGGGCCTGCGCCGCTACGCCGTGCACGATGGCCAGATCCACGCCGTGGATGCCGTGTACGTCAACGGCAGCGCCACGGGCGGCTACACCGCAGACCTGGCCAACGGCACCATCACGCTCACGGGCGCGCTCACCGGCACCATCACCGCTGATGTGCGCGGCAGCAAGACCGGCGGCACCTACGTCACCACCGCGGCCGATGTGATGCAGCGCCTGGTGACCGAGCGCACCACGCTCACCAGCGGCGACATCGACACCGCCAGCGTCAGCGCCATGAACACCGCCATCGGCGCCACAGTGGGCCTGTACGTGGACAACGACAGCACCACCGTGCTGCAGGCGCTGGACACGCTGCTCACTGGCCTGGGCGGTTTTTACGCCTTCGACCGTGCCGGCAAGCTCACCGTGGGCCAGTTCAAGGCCCCCGCGGCGCCGGCCGTGCTGACGCTGGATGCTGATGACGTGGAGGAGAACAGCGTCACCCTGGTGCGCCGCCTGCTGCCAGCCAAAAGCGTGCGGCTGGGCTACGCCCGGTTCTGGAACACCAGCACCAGCGGCGCCGTGACGCTGACCGAAGCCCAGCGCGAGCGCCTGCAGACGCCGTACCTGGTGGCCAAGGCCACCAATTCGGTGACGGGCCACCTGCTGGCAATCGACGAAGACCTGCAGCCCACCGCCCTGCTGGACGCCACCGCCACCGCCACCGAAGCCACGCGCCAGGCCACGCTCTACAGCACCCTGCGCTACGTTTACCGCCTGGCCGGCTTCACCGCCGCGCAGCAGATCAAGCTGGGTGACGTGGTGGCGCTCAACCTCGGGCGCTTCGGCCTGAACAACGGCACCCTGGCCCGCGTGGTGGGCCTGCGCGAAAGCCTCACCGGCGGGCGCATTGAACTTGAGGTCTTCGTCTGATGCCCAACCTGCGCGTCATTTCATCCAACGCCGTGGACGCGGCCACGCTCACCAGCGGCGACTTTGCGGCCACGCTGCCCGTGACGAATCTGCAGGTGGAAGGCCGCGCCCGCGTGGCCCGCACCAGCAACGCCACGGGCACCAAGACCATCAACGGCAACTTCAGCGGCAGCACCCTGTGCAGCGCCCTGGTGCTGTATGGCCACAACCTCACCGGCACAGCCACCTGGCGCCTGCGTCTCTACAACGGCGTGAACCAGACCGGCACCGTGGTGTACGACAGCACCACGCTCACACCGCTGACCGTCACCGGCTGGGGCTCATTCCAGTGGGGCGTGGAGCCCTGGGGCTCTGGCGTCTTCGCAGACTGGCAGCAACCCTTCTATGTGCTCTGGTTCTCAGAGGTCTTCGCCCTCAGCTTCAAGCTGGAACTGGTGGACACCCTCAACCCCGCCGGCTACCTGCAGGCCAGCCGCCTGATCATCGGCCGCTACCTCACGCCCACCTTCAACGCCGAATACGGCCTGGCCCTGGCGTGGGAAACCAACAGCGAACAGCGGCGCACCCTGGGCGGCAGCGTGCGCACAGACCGCCGCGCCAGCTTCCGGCGCCTCTCGTTTGACCTGGGCCTGCTGGACGTATCCGAGCGCGCCCTCTGGCTCGACCTGGCCCGCAGCAGCGGCCTGCACCGCGAGCTGTTCATCAGCATCTACCCCCTGGCCGGCGCCGAGCTGGAGCGTGACCACAGCATGCTGGTCAAGTTCAGCCAGGCCGCGCCCAACACCCTGCCGGTGCCCAACCGGTGGGCTCAGAAATTTGAACTGATCGAGGTGTAACCCGATGGCCAATATCGTCACGCCCTATTCCGTCACCCTCGGCGCCACAG